AGCTCGTCCTCCGGGAACAGCAACCCTTCCCGGATATATGGCCTGCCCATGTACTTTGCGTTCCATGTGGCATCATCAATGCTGTCCTTCATGTCCAGATAGTACGCTGTGTCAAACCCAAGGCCGAATTTGTAGTTGAAGTTGCTTTCGTTATCGTCATTCAGCGCCGGTATCACCCGGAATCGGTATCTGTCATTGTCGGCATACTGCTCCTGCACACGACCCAGGGGATCGAACACGTTCCAGCGGGTTCCGACCATCAATTCAACGGCTCCCAATTTTTTACGGTCTTTCAACTGGTTCAGATAAGCGTCATACTTTGCCTGCAAACGGACAGGGTTAAGGCTTTCCTCCAGATCTTCAACAATATCGTCAACATAGAGTACGCCGCCAGATCCAATCTCGACAGCGCCTGTTAGAGTGCCAGAGATGGAGCGGCAGGTCATTGTCGGAAATCGCTTCTTGTGGTTCAGGTCGATGGTCTCATTCTTCGCGGAGTTGTCCACTACCTTTACTGTAGGAAACACATCCGCCCAAAGGTAGGTCTCCCTGTCCGTCAGGATAGACAGCAGCTCCCGGTAAAAACCGTCGGTCAATTTGTCTGAGTGGCCGGACATAACGCTGGCAACATCCGGGCGCTTTCCCATGATCCATGTCATAAACATAATGCAGAGCGTTGACTTTCCGACGCGAGGCGGCAAAGAGATTCCCAAAAAGTCCAGTTTTCCGTCAGCAAGCTCCTGAAGGTCATCCACCAGCGGCTTCAATACATGGCGGCGCGGCAAATAAAACTTCTTCTCTGGCTCCCGATTGAACTCCAAATACTGGATATATGCGTCCAGCTCGTATGGCGCATCAAATAACATCCCCTTTCGGTAGAGATTAAAATGCTCCGCGCTATTCTTCTCCCTGGCATACCTTCCCGCCAGACGGCGGACTTCCTTGTTGTACTCATGCGCTTTTGCAAAATCTTCGTGCTCGATCAGACGGACAACCTCGAAATAATCCGACAACGCCGAAGCGTCCGACAAATCCCTCTGTCTGGCCTTTTCAGCCAATTCAATCAGATCCATAAAAATAGTGCCTCCTATCCCGTAAGATAAAAGGCACTTGGCACTGTTAGCTCATAAGAGTGGCACTTGGCACGATGTTATTCAATTCTTCCTGCATCCACTGACGCAGGGGAAATCGATATTTATTTTCCGCCCAGAATCGCTAAAATCTGTTCGCAGAATTTAATGTGCTTCTTTTTCAGTTCCGTCGCATCTTGGCACACTATATATTATTTCCCCTCCGTTTGGAACGATTTGTACATACGCACTGTGTTTCTTACATTTATCATCCTCCCATCCTCCTGGTATAAAAATCACTTTCTCTTCCTCCGAATCCACTTCAATATATTTCAGCCTGTTAAATTTTGAAGAACACAGGCGTTTGGGCTCAAATAGAGGTAGTTTGTATGTTAGTTTTATAGTTACTACATTAGAGTACTTATCGCCTTTAACCTCCATTGCAACGAGCGTATACTTCCCACCAAGAGCCTGATTAATCCTTTCAGCAATATCAGGACACACCTGATTACGATTTTCTTTGCTCATAAATCCTCCTCATCCTCCGCAGGCTCCCCCGGATAATCCGTAGCGCACATGCCAATGCACTGTGGGGTTCCATACTTCTCCATGCAGTCCTCGTTGCCCATGCGCTTAACACAGACATATCGGGTATCGTTCCAACCGTTCCGTTTATCCACTACGCTCTCTTCATCCAGAACGATGTCGTCCACAGCAAACATCGGCGCGCCCCACACTACCTTGCTTTCCTGCACGATATACTCCTTCATCGCCTCCAGCGTTGGGAACTCTCTCGCTTCTTGCATCGCATCCGCCAATGTACTTCTGTGTGGTCTGTAAATAATCATTTGTTTCTCCTTACTCATCCTCCGCAGGCGCGGGCATGGCTGCCCAGTGGGTGACTTTGAATGTTTTAGGCATAGGCAAATACTCGTCAACGAACTCTGACTTTCGATGAAACTCACCGTCACAGAACTTCCCAAGCAACACAGCCTTCTCTTTGCCATACTTGACCGTCACCATCACCGACTCCCCGTCGGGCGGCAGCGTTTCAGGGGTTACTTTTGTCCAGTTCATCTTTCCAGTCCTCCATAAGCGTCCGAGGCTTCGGGTATTCCATCCAGTGGGTAATCGTCCCGCAAATCTGCGCATCGCAAAAAACTCCACCACCAGCATATACTTTCCATTTCTTTTCGTTTTCGTCCCACGCAAACTCGTGCCATAAAGTGGCTTCTTCCACACTACCGGCAGTTACAGAAACCATAACAGGCTTTAAGTGCGGCGGCAGCGCGTCGGTTACTTTTGTCCAGATCATATCAGCATCTCCTTGTGTGTTCCATCACAAACTTAAAAGCCTCAACCTGTCCCTCCAGAAAGTAAACTCTTTCCGATTTTCTTTCCAATTCTTCCTTTAATCCATCAACACAAGACTCTAATTGCTTCGTTTTTTCCTGTTCCTGTTTCAGTCTATACATTATTTCTGTTCGTTCAGCCTTTAATGCTTCCAGTTCATCCATCTATTCATCCTCCCGTGCCTTTTTGTTTGGCGGCGATTTTTTCAAAAACCGGGAACCACATCCTTAACGCCCTTTGCAAGCCGCGCCGCCTTTTGGATCGTCGTATTGTTCGCTAAGTTCTTCGTCGAGCTTCCTTCTAAACCAATCAATTCTGCTTTCTCCCCGCTCCTTCAATTTTTCATCCAGAGCATCGGCCTTTTGTCGGTCTACCATGAAAACAAGTTGCCTCAGTTGTTTTCGTCGCTCACGAAAATACTCAGCCCTGCTTTCAGGGGACAACGCCTCACCTCCTTGTGGTTAGCTACATTATATACCGTAGTTAACTACAAGTCAACCCCTTTTGCAAAAAAATCCCCCACCGTGAGGTGGGGGACGTGTGTGTTGCGGTGTTTTTAGTTTTTAGGTATAAGTTGAATCGTTACTCCATTAAAAACTCTTAACTCAGTTCCGTCAGGAAGCCTAATGTTTTTATATTCCTTTTCGTAAAAATCTCCATATTCAGCAATATAACTGTCGTCGCCCATAATTGCGTTAATGCCTCCATTAAACATATTGCTCGACTGGACATTTCCGCCTCCACTTATTGCGACGATATCATATGTCCCGGCAGGGAAATCTGTTCCGGCGATATAGTTACCAGATGATAAGATGATTTCTTGTGCTTCCTTCTTCGGCGTCGTCAAGATCACGGTCTGCGTTGCGCCATCCCACGCCACATCCAGACCAAATGCGCTCGCGACTGCACGAACAGGCAAGTATGTTGTTCCATCAACGATGAACGGCTCCACTACTGTGCCGTTTGCATCTTTAGGGACAAACTCCACTCCATCCAACGAAATTTTAATCCCGCTGTAAGATGCGTTCAACTGCCGAACCGTTGCCGCCAACGCGGTTGTGCCCATGACAACAACCAGGATCGCCGCCATAAACCCACAAACAAACCCTTTCCATTGCTTTTTCATGCTCCACGCCTCCTTCTTTTTGGTAGGCTTTGCCTCCGCTCTCATCATACCACCCCGCCCTCCAGAATGCAACAAAAATCCCTCCACCAGAGCGGTAGAGGGATGATTTTTATGCGTTGCGGCACAGTTTGTACCACTGGCTCCGGCTGATGCACATAGACTCACATGCGTTTTTCATTTTTTCACAACTACCGGCTTCCTTGTCGGCTCGTCATACTCAAACGAAATCTTACAGAGATAGCGAATGTAGTCCTTCGAAATTTTTGAGTCCTTCATTCCAAAGGCAGCGTACATAGACAAAAGAACATTGATATTGGTTTTATCATTGTCTTTAGGAACAACTGTAAGTCCTTCGTTTTCAAATACCACCGTACAATTTCTTTGCTCGCACCCATACAGGAACGGAAACAGCTCGTCACAACCGCCAGTAAAATCAAAAACCGATCTGAGCGTTATCGTCTCGTTGTCTTTCACCAAATCCGCATAAGGCAAATCGTACAGTTTCTTATCAATAGGCGATTTGTTCATAATATCCTCCTTGATTTTTCAGGAGGCGCATGATACAATTCCTGTATCAGCACCATCCGTTGGTGTTTGACCGGCAGACTGACTTGTGCTTTTGGTAGAGGGCAAGTCGGTCTGTTTTTCTTTTTGCAGACGATACCATTGTGTGCGGCTTATGCCCAATTCCTTGCAGGCTTCATTGACCGTAATGAGGCCTTTTTTATTTTTTTCGGAAATTTCAGCATAGCCGTTCACCAGTTTCCGTGGTCTGCCCTCTCTAAAATTAGGATCGTGTTCTCGTTTGTACGCTTTCCCTGCCGCCGTGCGCTCGACAATCATATTTCTCTCAAATTCGGCAAACGCAAGCATCACCGTCAAAATCACTTGCCCCATAGCGGTATCTTCTATCAATCCCATATTGAGAATATGAACGCTGATGCCTCTCTCCATAAGAGCCTCAACAACTTCCAGGCCTTCCTTTGCTGTTCTCGCAAATCGGTCAAGTTTACATACTACAAGGGTATCGCCTTTCAACATGCGACTTGTCAGCTCGTCAAACTTCGGCCTTGACATCTTCGTTCCGGTATAAGCCTCCAAAACTATGCTGTCACACCCCGCAGCCATCAACTGCCGATTTTGGTCTTCCAGGCTGTTTCCGTCTTTTGCTTGTCCTCTTGTGCTGACCCTTCCATACCCGTATCTCGCCACTACTTATCACTCCTTTCAATCACAATTTGACCAGTCGGCCTGCTGCCCGCTCGTCGTGGCTGTACCGTGACCTCATACCCCATGACAGACAAC